AGCGGTAATGTACTACCAAGCTAGTACAGGATATAATACAACTCCAATCAATTAGCCAACCGTAAGGAGCTAATCATGAGTAAAGGCAGCAAACAAAGGCCTACCGATAAAGTCAAGTTTGATAAAGGCTTCGACCGCATATTCAATAGCAATAAGCCTCTTAAAGATACTAGTAAGAACAAAAGGTTAGCCACAAAGTAATGGCTAGTCGCGCAGGTAGCCCAAACAAAAACAAACAATTCCTTATTAACAAGCTGCAAGCTATGTATGGTGAGGACTTCAACCCTATCATTAAGGCGGCTGAGAATGCAGTAAGGATGCAATCTATAGCTGACGACGCACAAAAAAAGCTTAAAGACAATGATGTGGATGTAGAGCTTAAGATAGCCATATCCTCTAATGAGTTTAATCAGCGTAAAGAGTGTGTGGCTGCATGGGATAAGATAGGTCAGTACGTAACGCCTAGGCTTAAGGCAGTCGAAGTTGTGGACGAAGAAGGCAATAACGCCCTACCTAAATTTATTACGATAAATGTCGTCGACCCTAGCAGTACAGATACCAAGTAAGCTAAAACCCTTTCTTGAGCCTATGCGCTATAAGTGTGCTTACGGCGGAAGGGGTTCTAGTAAGTCTTGGACGGTTGCTCAAATGCTCATACTTAAATCGTATAGCGAGCCAACCCGTATACTTTGCGCAAGGGAGATGCAGAAGAGTATCTCTGATAGCGTCATACAGTTACTAGCCGACACTATTGACCGCATGGGTCTATCCTCATTCTTTGAGGTGCAGAAGACTCAAATACTTGGCACTAACGGCAGCAGGTTTATATTTGAAGGGCTTAGGTCTAACGTAACCAAGATCAAGTCAATGGAAGGTATTGACGTTGTATGGGTAGAGGAGGCCGAGTCAGTAACCTTTACATCATGGGAAACCTTAATACCTACAATACGCAAGCCCGGTAGTGAGATATGGGTGACGTTTAACCCTCGTGACGAGATGGACGATACTTATCAGAGATTTGTTATTGACCCGCCTAAAGACTGCTTAAGCGTTCTAGTTAATCATTCAGATAATCCTTGGTTCCCTGATGAGCTTCAGAGTGAAATGGACTACCTTAAGGCCAAGGATATAAATCTATATAGGTGGATATGGGAAGGACAGCCAATAGCGAACCATGATGGCGCTTACTGGCAAAAGCATATATTGCAGAAGCAAATTAAAGAATTCCCTATTGAGCCTAGCCTGCCTGTCCATACATTTTGGGATCTTGGTATATCTGACGATATGACTATATGGTTTATGCAAGAGTCTAGAGGTGAGCTTAGGTTTATCAATAGTTACTCTAATTATGGTGAGGGGCTAGATCATTACGTTAACTATCTTCACGAGCTTAGAGATAAGAATAAGTTTGTGTATGGGGATCATTGGGCACCTCATGATATTTCTGTCAGGGAGTTAACAACAGGGAAGTCTAGGCTTGAGACCGCAAAGAGTATGGGTATAGCATTTAAAACGGTTCCAAGCATCCCGCTTGAGGATGGCATTAACGCCGTAAGAATGATTCTACCTAGGTGCTGGTTTAATGAATCAAAAACTAAAGACGGCATTAAGGCATTAAAGGGGTATCGTCGTGAGTTTGATGAGGTTAGAGGGTCATTCAAGCCAAGGCCGCTACATAACTGGGCTTCCCACTATGCTGATGCTTTCAGGTACTTTGCGGTGTCATATAGAGATAAGGTGGCAAAACCACGGATTAAAAAGTATCCTAAACTATCAATAGCGTAAAACTATGAACAGTGTACTAATGATAATGAAGCAGCGCATAGAAGAGTTGGAGCGCCAAGCTTTAGATCAGGAAGAGCGAATTAAACAACTAGAGGCTAAACGTGCTAAGCGACAGAGAAATACTAAACATAGTCAGCAGCGAGAAAGCGGACTCGATAAGCTACCGGGATGAGATAGGCGAAAAGCGCACTACCCTCATGGACTACTACAATATGCGACCGTTCGGAGATGAAGTTGACGGGCGCAGTAGATTTGTATCCTCTGACGTTTCTGATGTTGTCGAGGGTATGCTGCCTAGTCTTATTCGCGTGTTCACTCAAGGTCGTGAAGTGGCTAAGTTCTCAGCTGATAGGCCGGAGCAAGACGACGAGGCAGAGCAAAAGACACAGCTCGCTAACTACGTGTTCTATCGCCAAAACCATGGCGTGTTAGCTCTTACTAACATGTTTAAGGATGCGCTTCTACAGTACACCGGCACAATTAAGGTAATGCTTGATGAAAGTACGGAGGTTACAGAGGAGAACTATTCGGGCTTATCTCAAGACGAGTTTGATGCCCTAGAGATGGACGAAGAGACCACGATGCTTGAGGTTGAGGTTGACATTCAGCGTATGGATACGCCTCTGGGTGTTGTAGAGAGTAAAACGTATGATGCTAAAGTAAAGCGCACGACAGAACATAAGCGCGTTAAGTACGAAAACATCCCCCCTGAAGAGTTTCTTATTAGTCGCACGGCTAGAGATTTCGACAAGCCTAGAATGATTGGGCATACCACGCCTAAAACTAGGTCAGAACTTCTAGAGATGGGGTTTGACAAAGAAACTGTCGAGATGCTACCAGCTCAAACTCGCATAACGAATAGCGAGGAGAAGAACGCACGCTACTACGATTATGATCAGAACGACTTAGGTAACCCGACAAATCAGAAGGCTACCGATCTAATCGAGCTTACGGAGATGTATGTCTATATTGACGCCGACGAGGATGGTATAGCGGAGTTGTGGCAGATCTTTGAGGCTGGAAATAAGGTGCTAGAAAAGAATCTTTGGGACGATCATCCGTTTGCAGTGGTTACACCTATTCCTATCCCTCATAGAGCTATTGGTACATGCCCTGCTGAGCAGGTGGCAGATATTCAATTCACTAAATCTGTTCTTGTTCGGCAGTCTTTGGATAACATCTACTCAACGAACTATAGCCGTGTTGCTTATAACGATCGTGTTGATTTAGATGACTTGTTTACTCCTAGACCAGGTGGAGGTATTTCGGTTAAAGGTGAGGCTCCGATAGGTGACGCGATAACACCAATAGTGACCGTCCCTCAAGTTCAGCAAATATTACAAGGCGTTGAGTACATTGATTCAAGCGCTGAAAGGCGAACAGGCTTTACTCGATTCTCTCAAGGGTTAGACGCTGATGCTCTCAACCATACGGCTACCGGGTTTAAAGGGATTAGCGACTACTCACAACAGCGTATGGGACTTATAGCTACGGTGTTTGCTGAGACCGGTGTTAAAGAGTTGTTCCGTAAGACTGTGGCGATACTGGAAAAGCATCAAGATCAGAAGACTCAAATTAGAGTTTCTGGTCAGCCGCTTGAAATTGACCCTACATCATGGCGATACAACCTAGATTGTTTTGTTGATGTTGGCCTAGGTGGCGGAGACCGAAACGAAAAGATCGTTAACTTGAATGTAATCTTGCAGCGTCAATTAGAGCTTATGCAGCAGGGAACACAGCTATCCGACCAAGCCAAGGTTTACAACACCTTAGATAAAATGATTACTGAGGTTGGCCTTAAAGATGTTAGCTTGTACTTTAATGATCCAGAGAAGCCGGAAGAAGTGCTGCAAGCCCAGAATGAGCAGTTAATACAAGCCGTTCAACAATTGCAGCAGCAGATACAACAGAACCCATTAGCTGACGCCGAGAAGATCAAAGCGGAAGCATCCTTACTGATAGCTCAATCTAAGAAACAAGAAGCAGACCAAAAAGACCAAATCAAGGTTGCTGAGATGCGGCAAGACATGCAGCAGTTCTTGCTCAAGCTTCGACAAGATGGGTCGCAGTTCGATCAAGACATGCTTAAGCAGCTAACAGAGCTTGAGCTTAAATACTCTCAAGATGTGCCGGGGGCGCTAGTATGAACGAAGTAGAGTTACAAAGACAAAAGCAGCGCGGCATCAGGGCTAAGCAATTACTTGATGACGAATTGATCAGGGCCGCTTTTAATGATATAAGAGATAATATCTATCAAGGCATTGCTTCTAGTAGTTTTGATCAATCGAAGGAGCGTGAAGATAGTTATCACATGCTAAGGGCGGTTGAGTCCTTAGAGGGGCAATTTAAGAGGCATATTAATACTGGTCGTGCTGCTGAAGAAAAACTAAGCATTGCTCAAAGAGTAGTTAAACGAGTACAAGAACTTTAAGGAGACCAACCCTAATGGGAGTCGACGTAAACGAAGGCGCAAGCCGAATAGCACAATTATTGCAGCCTGAACAGCCAAGCGATAGTGCACCAGAAGAGCCGGAAACGGTGGAGCAGCCTGAAACAGCTGAAGTTGAACCAGAAGGTGAGGCGACACCAGAGCTAGAAAGTGTAGAGGTTGAGACTGAGGAAACGCCAGAGGTAGAACCTGAAGGCGACACGGAACCAGAAGAAACTAGGTACACGGTCAAGGTTAATGGTGAGGAGCAAGAGGTAACTCTTGAGGATATGAGGCTCGGCTACATGCGAGAAGCTGATTATCGTCGCAAGACATCAGAGGTAGCTCGATCTAGAGATGAAGTTAAGGCTAAAGAAGATACGCTATCATCAAAGCTTGATGATGCTGAGTCGCTTCTAAGGCTGGAAATCGATGATCTAAACTCTGAAGAAAACCAAGAGTTAAAAGAGTACGACAGGGCGGCATACGAAACCAAGAAAGAAGCTCTAGAAGCCAAAGCTAATAAGCTACAAAAGCTTAAGCAGGATAGCTTAGAAAGCCAGCAGGCTCGAAAGGCTGAGCGGGTTGGAAAGGAGAAGGAGTTACTTTTAAGCGCGCTACCAGAATGGCTAGATGAGAATACTTTAGCTACTGAAGCCGCAATGGTGAACAAGGTCTGGGAGGACATGGGCTTTTCCAATCAAGATTTGGATCAGTTTATAGATCACAGGTTAGTTGTTATCACTCGTAAAGCTGCACTGTATGACCGGTTGAAGGCTGCAAAGCCTGAATCCAAAAAAATACAATCTAAGCCTAAATCTGCAAAAGCAGGCACAACCAAGACAAGTCAAGAGAAAAGCAAAGCGAACACTGCTGATGCTCGATCTAGGCTTAGGAAGTCTGGCTCAATGTCTGATGCGCAGAAGGCAATCAAATCAATATTAAGGTGATATCATGGCTGTTCCAACGAATACAGTAACGGCGCACGACGCTATAGGTAACCGCGAAGATTTAGTTAACGCGATTTATGACATTTCCCCAATGGATACCCCGTTTTTATCGGATGCTTCCAAAGGTAACGCTAAGGCGGTATATCACGAGTGGCAAACAGACGCTCTTGATGCAGCTGGCGCTAACCGACAAATCGAGGGCGATGACGCAACGGCTAACACGTTTGTAGCATCCACTCGTGTAGGTAACTACTGTCAAATTTCACGCAAAACAGTATCCGTATCAGGCACTCAACGCTCAGTAGATTCTGCTGGTCGTGCTGATGAGTTTGCTTATCAGGTTGCAAAGCGTGGTCGTGAAATCAAGCGAGACATGGAGTATGGGCTTACTCGAAATCAAGCGTCTAGTGCCGGTGGTGCTGGTACTGCAAGATCATTGGGTTCTATCGAGTCTTGGTTATCAACTAACAAAACTTCAGTGGGTACTGGTACGGCTCAAACCACTCCGGGATTTTCAGGTGGTACGGTTGCGGCTCCTACCGATTCCACGGTCGCAGGTGCTTTAACCAAGGATGCGCTGGATGACGTTATCCAGAAGTGCTGGACTCAAGGTGGTGATCCAAAAGTTATTATGGTTGGTCCTCATAACCGTACGGTTATTAGTGGTTTTACGGGTATCTCGACTTTACAGACAGATGCTAACGCCAATCAAGATGTGACTTTGATGGGTGCTGTAGATTTCTATAAGTCTAACTTCGGCATTCTTAAAGTTGTTCCTAACCGGTTCCAGCGAGATCAAACAGCATTTGTTCTTGATATGGAATATCTAGGGGTTGCGATGTTGCGTGATATGGAATTTGAAGATCTAGCTAAAACTGGTGATTCAGATAAAACCATGATTACCACCGAGTATACGCTTCAGGTTAAAAACGAAGCAGCCTCCGGTAAAGTCACAGACTGTACAACTTCTTAATTTAGGAGGGGCTTCGGCCCCTTATTTTTTATGAGCAAAAGACTTTTAGAATACGATCCAATAACTAAGACATCTACCTACTTTGAAGGGAATGGGAGTGGTGGTTTTAATATCTGCCAAAGCCAAGACGTTCAGGGCATCCTAGAGCAGAATAAGCGCTTAAGAAACGATTCTAGCTATAAGCGTAACGGTATCAAAACAGATTGGTATCACTTCGCTACAGTCCCTACTACAGTGCTACACGAAATACTTGTAAAGCATCATTTAGACTGGAGCAATAAAGACGATCTACCCAAGATTGAAAAGATTATCCAGAGAGATTATAAAGCCCTACTAACGGTTGATAAGGTATAATAAACAGCCAAGCCAACCTATTAGGAGCTTAACCTTTGTTTTCTGAAAAACTACTTCACGCAAAATCCATCATTGAAGATGAGCCAGACGAGGCTCTACGTATCTGCAACGATATAATGAATGATGAGTTTGATTCCCAAAATGGCCAGATGGCTTTATTTATGTCTGGCTACATTATGATGCAAGCAGAGCGTTACGGCCTTGCATATCAAATATATCAACGCTGCGCGCAGCTTAGACCCGACATGCCTGATATATGGTCTAACATGGGTATGTGCCTAGAAGATCACGACCAAGAAAAAGCCAAGAGCTATTTTAAGCGCGCTTACAAGCTTGATAAGAATAACTCTAGAGCATTGGCGAATCATGGTCTTATTTGTCTTAAGACCGCGCAGCCTGATAAATGTATAGAGCTTTCTCGAAAGGCGTTAGCTGTTGATCCAAACTTAAGATCAGCACAGCATAATATAGGGCTTGCTAAGCTTATGCTTCGAGATTGGTCTGGCTGGGTTGATTACGCTAATACACTGGGTGTACAACATCGTGAAGCAAGGGATTACGGCGTCCCAGATTGGGATGGGCAACCCGGAACCGTTCTGGTATATGGTGAACAAGGCGTTGGTGATGAGATAATGTTTGCGTCATGCCTTGAGGATTTGATGAAAACAAACAAGGTTATTCTAGATTGCGATAAGCGTCTAGAGGGGCTGTTCGATCGTTCCTTTGATTGCGAGGTGTATGGTGATAGATTCAAAACTGAATCCAGAGCAGCAGACCAAGACTTTGACTATCAGTGTGCCATCGGACAGCTACCAGCTCGTTATCGACTATCAGACGCCGACTACCCTAGACGAACCTACCTTAAGGTTGATCCAGAACGTAGCATTCAATGGCGTTCCCTATTTGACACATTCAAAGGCAAAAAGGTTGGGGTCGCATGGCGGGGCGGTCTAAAAAACACTGGCGAAAAGAAAAGATCATTAGAGATAAGCGACTTCGAACCAATATTCAACGAAGAAGATACATTCATATCGCTAGAGTACAAAGAAGTCAGCAGGAATGACTTAGATAAATACAGCTTAAAGGCCTACCCTCGTGCAACTGCCGGGGGTGGTGATATAGATGATCTTGCAGCATTAATAGCTAACCTTGACTATGTGGTAACATGTTGCACTACAGTGATTTATGTAGCTGGAGCTTTAGGTATACCGTGTTATGTATTGGTGCCTTCACAGCCCGGCTATAGATATAATTTAACAGGGGAGTTCCCGTGGTATGAGTCGGTCAAGATCATTAGACAGAAAGCAGGAGAGCGCTGGCGAGGAGTCGCAGCCAGACTCAGGAGAAATCTTGAAGAAGAAGGCGTTCAAAAGCATGATCGAGAACAAGAAAGTGCTTAGGCGTACCTTTGGCTTGTGGCACTTAAGATATAAAGACAAGTTCAGCATCCCTGAAGCTGAAGCTAGCAAGATGTGGGAAATGATTAAGTGATAACTGTTTGTATTGGTTTTGACCCTGCGGAAACGGTGGCCTATCATGTTCTATGCCATTCTATTATGCGTCATTCTTCTGTCCCTGTTCGGTTTATCCCCATTAACAAGCGGAATATACCGGAGTTTCAAAGGGGTAAAGAAGATGGTTCGACGGAGTTTTCTTTTTCTAGGTTTCTAACGCCATATCTTTGCGGGTATCAAGGTCAGGCTATATTCATGGATTGCGATATGTTGGTTAGGTCTGACATATCGGAAATACTTAATTGCTGTGACTTTCAACATGATGTATTTGTGGTCAAGCACGACTACATACCCAAAGAAGGTAAGAAGTTTCTAGGCAACACGCAGCACGTATACCCTAAAAAGAATTGGTCTAGCGTGATGGTGTTTAATTGCTTTATGCCTGCCTGTAAACGCTTAACCCCTGATGTTGTTAGCAATGAGAGTGGTAAGTATTTACACCAATTTGAATGGTCTGAAGAGTCCCGCGTTGGATCAATACCTAAAGAATGGAATCACCTAGTTGGTGAGTATGACCCTAGCGATAGCGCCAAGATTGCGCACTTCACTTTAGGTACACCATGCTTTATTGGTTATGAAGATCAAGAGTTTGCCGATGAATGGCAAAAAGAAAAGGATATGATGAATTATGCGCGAACATAAACACGGTCAGTATTATTTTTTCGATGAATGCACTGAATTTTTGTCTTCTAATTCAGTGCTTTTGCCTGCGCTTCAGGATCTAGCTGAAAAAAACCAGCGTATTAGGCGTGCTTCGGATCTATATGGGTCGGAGCCTTTTGTTAATGCTCTTGATTCTGCGATAATCTCACTAGAGGTATTGCAGGCTTTGGATTCAGAGAGTGTTCTAGGTGATGAGTTTTATAGCTGTCTAGGTTATCTGAAGGGGCTTGTTAATTATGCTTATAACTGAAGAGTATAGGAAGGAGCAGGAGAAGCTTCACGAAAACCCTGGTTATGGTGTTGCGTCTGTTTCGTTTGCGCCAATCGTTACGCATCTAATTAATACATTACAGATAGATGAGATGCTTGATTATGGAGCAGGAAAAGGCAGGCTTGCACATTCAATAAACCCAGATAGATCTGTACAGATAGCATTGTACGATCCTGCTATGCCAGACTACTCTGAATCGCCAAGCCCTGCTCAGTTTGTCACATGCTTGGACGTATTAGAGCATATAGAGCCTGAATGCTTGGATAGTGTACTGGATGACCTTAAGCGGGTAACATGTGGCTATGGTTTCTTTTCTATTCATACTGGGCCAGCCGTTAAGGTCTTGCAAGATGGAAGAAACGCACACCTAACACAAGAAGATTATACTTGGTGGCTTCCTAAGATTTGGTCTAGGTTTCACGTACATCAAATGACACACGTCCCTAGCGGATTTACTGTACTGGTACGCAATAATGGCGATTGATTCGTATGACAACTTAAAGGCGACAATTATTCGCTTGGACGGCTCGGATAGTATAAGCGACATTGTGGATGACGCTATTGATTTGGCTGAAGCTGAAATGTACAGCAATCCAGAAGCGCCAATAAGGCACAGGTCGATGGAGGCAAGGTCTACAGCCTCAACAGGCGGCACTAGATTTCTTGCGCTTCCTGATGGCTTCCTTGAGATGCGAGGACTTAGGCTTGTTCTGTCAGGAGGTAATACAGATGTACGGTATGCCACGCCTGAATCTTTAGAGGTCGTTGCGGGGTCTGGAAGGCCAAGGGTTTTTACTGTTACTTCTCAGCTTGAGTTCGATAGAATTCCAGACTCTACATACACTATCGAAATGTCATTCTACGCAAAGATAACGGCTTTGGACGATACTAATACCACTAACGACATATTAACTGACCAGCCAAGCGCCTACCTTTATGGTGCGTTGTGGGCTGTTAACTTATTTAACGCGGAAGAAGAGAAGGCCCAGTATTATTACGGACTTTTCATTAATGCCTTAAAGGGTCTAAATAAAAGATTTAGTAAGGGTAGGTTTGGGCCAGCGCCAAGAATGAGGACTGAGGGGTCAACGCCCTAATGCCTATATCAACCAAATTTAACAAGGTGCCATACACCATAGCTGGAGACTCGTTTATATCTTCAGCTAAAGATCTTTCTACGCAATACACTAAGAACATGATTGCGGTTCCCGCGCCTAACTCTCTTACAGATAGCGCAGCCCTGTATTCCTTCCCCGGACAAAAGGCGTTTTCTACTGGTGTTTCAGGTGAATTTGATAGAGGTATACATAAGCAGCTATTTCAAGG